AAAACCACCTACCCAGAAATCTAAAATAGTGTATTGCTTTAAAGCCTTGTGCCCGTTGGGATCACAAGGCTTATTTTTATACATTTTTTTATCACGCCCACGAAATGCCCACATTACACCGAAAAAATTAACTGGGACTATTTAAATATGCATCCAATAGATCAACTGCTTTTCGTTTATCACTGTCGGAAACATGGGTGTAAATATCTAAAGTAGTCTGTATTTTTTTATGTCCCAATAAAACTTGTGCCTGTTTAGGTGGCACACTAGCTTGCAGCAGAAACGATGCGTAAGTATGCCGGAACCCATGCACGTTAATTGATTTGAGTTTGAAACGATCGCAAATAGCTTTTAATTGAGCACGAACGGTAACGGGGACGATCGGACGGTTGCCAAAGGGTGATGGGAACATTGAACCGTCGTCGTTCGTTACATGAAATAATTTTAAAAAATCGCTGCGGACATCCAGCCAGTTATCTAAATATTTCGATACCATGCTAGGCACGGGAACTTCACGATATGATGAACTAGTTTTCATGGTCGGGTTACGTTTGAAGTCATCAGCCAGTCCGACGTAGGTGGTGGATACAAGGTTGTTATGAAGTTTCAGTGTTGCAGTTAGCGGATCATATGAATCAACGTAAAGGGCACACAGTTCACCAACACGTGCACCGGTGCCGGCCAGCGTGCAGTAAATTGCTAAATCACGGATTCCGACTAGATACCATTTCTGCGGGCCACTTTTCTTTTTTTCAATATATGCGGTTTGTAATTTAATGAATTTGTCTAAGTCATCCAATGACCAATATCTGCTAGGCTTTTTGGGCTTCGTTTTAGGTATTTTAATTCCATCAATGGGGTTTTCATGGAAATAGTGTTGCTGAATAGCAAACTTAATAGCTTTATGAATAACAGTTAAGTCCGAAGTAATTGCGGAATGGGAATAGTTATCTTGTGCTTTGTCGTTTAAGTATTTTGAAATGATGTCGAGATTAATACTTTTAAGTGGGATATTACCCAGTGCTTTCGATATACGTTTAATTGACTTTTCATATTGGAACTTTGTCCCATCCGCTAAACCTACCTTAGCATTTTCTAGCCATCGATATAAAAATGGTTCAAAAACTGGATTATCTGATGTAATCATAAATCCTTCGGACAAACTTAGCTCAATCTTGTTAACGGCTTCTTGTGCATCAGATTTTTTAGCAAAGCCACCTTTAGACTTTTCACGTGTTTTTCCAGTATAAACGTCTTTATATCGAATTCTGTATTCCCATGCGCCGTTACGTTTTCTAAATGAAGCCATGTGTAATCACATCCTTAATTTATTTATATTTTGTCCAAAATCAAAATTGAATGGTAGTAGGAAATTCAATTTTGTATTTTTTGCAAACATATGTTCTTTGACGTGTTAAATAAAAGCCCCAGATAGGGGCCCTTGATCATGCTGTTAAAAGTTTGTTTATTTCTTCGATATTTAGTCCTTTTTGTTCAATTCTATCTGTTAAATTAGATAGTTCGCTATCCATATCTATTAATTTTATTCTTTCATCATCACTCGTTAGATCGTCAATCATTTGGCTTATTATTATTTCGTTATCATCACTGTCTATTTCTTTTTCATTATCAAGTGTATTTTGATTTAAAATTAAAATGTCACTATCTTTCTCATATTTTGAACTAAAAGTAGTCATTTTCTGATACCAATCAGTGATGACTTCTTTATTTTCAGAATTTGGCGCTGACTGTAATAAATTAATTGAGTCTTTTATACCAAAAACAAAATCAATTTTTAAGTTAATTGGAAATTTTTTAGAAGGAGAGACAAGGACGTTACTTTTTATTTTGCTACCAATTAAATTTTTACTATCAAAATATTCCGATGCACGCTGCTTAATTGCGACAGTGCGTATATTTCTTTTTTGATGAGCTTCACCCAAGTATATTTCAAATAGTTGATTGAATAATTCATTTTTATCATATGCCTCAGCATATCTGGGTAGATCAATAAAAAGGCCATTTGGTAGGCCAAATTCACCATGTAGCTGTAATAACATTTTTTGTGGATGAGTTTCTAACCCTAGTCCGAGATCATTTGATTTACTCATTTGCAATAATTTTTTCATGTAGGATAAAGTATTTTTATAGTTTTCTTTTTCTGTCGAATTAGCGAAGAAATATTTTAATTTAGTATTGGTTGCTGGGAGTATATCAAAAAAAGTGTCTTTATCTTTTTCTGAATTTAAAATAAGACCGACGTTAAGTATTTCGTTTCTTGATGAATTTGCTACGTATGATATCACTGAATACCAGAAGCCCTGTTGTTTGTTTGCCATTCTAAAGCCCCCTCTAATGAATTTTCAAAAGCACCATTATTATATATTGATTCCAACAGCATGGGAAGAAGTTGCTGCTGATCTAGCATAAACTGTTTATAGTAATTTTTTTGCTGAATACCTCCAGAAACCCATTCATCGGGTATTGTATTTAGCATGGATAAAAAATTATTGTCACTGATTGAAGTTAAAATATCAATCGGTTTAATAAACGGATTGATACTATTTTCGAACGTAATGGTTGATTGCATTGCTCGAAATACATTTCCAATACCAGACAATCGGTTACCAAAACCAGCAGAGTCTAGTAATGACTTAAGCACCACATTAATATAGTGTCTGATATTATCGGGATTGCTGATAGGTTGAAATTGTGCGTGTTGTAGAATAGTCTGCTTTTCCCGAAGCATTTGTGAATAGCAAGGCCCGAGAAAGGAATGTCCATAATCAATTGAATAAGCGATTCGTCTGCCAGATTGATTTGCAATTAACAGATTACCATTATTCCCAAATCTGTCCAGATTCATTAAAAATATATCTAGTGCGATGATAGATGGAAACTCATCAACATTAACCACATTGGTGAAATACTTAATCCAAGGGCTCAACAATCTTGATTCTGTTAAGTTTTTTTTCATGTTGGTTGTTTGCACGAAGTTACTTTCCATACCATCAATCATGGAAGTTCCAAATTTTAGGCCAGGACGTTGTCCGCGTTGAAACATAATTTCTGGATTATTTTCAACCATTTTTTTGCTTAGATTTAGAGCGACAATTTTTGGAATATGAAGGCCGAGTTTTTCAGCGAGCATATAACCAATACATTCTTGAAAGAATACCGCATCTTCTTTTACTAATTGTCCTCGTGAATTTTTACCTGTTGGACTTTTCATAATATATTTGTTAAAGTCACTATCTTGTACAATTAGCGGAGCGCTCATGCCTTGTGTGGGACGAGCATTTTCAATCAGTGTCACATCATATTTTTCGATAATCAATTTTCAACCACATCCTTTCAATAAAATAGTACAACGCCCCCGGCAGGACTCGAACCTGTGACCAGACAGTTATAGACATCTGATCTAACCAAATATGTAAAAGGCCTATTATAGCCACACCCAATACAAACGAAGGCTAAAAATAATTTTTTAATCAAATGGATCCCAATAGTTATCAGGAATATGATCATTTTTTGATAATTCCCAGTGGTTAGACATTCCTCTTTTGGGGACTGCATCGGGTTTCAAGCAAACAAAGTGTCTATGGGAACTATCTTCAATAATAAAAACACGTTTATATTCATTGTCCGAACTTATGATAGAGCAGTTAGAGTGTTTATATCCAAAAATGTCAACGTATTCCATACAATCACTTCTTCCTTAAAACTGTCTTTAGATCAATGCAAATTAAACAGTGTAAAATGACTTTCTGAAAACCTAATTAGTTACGAAGAGCAACTAGTGATTATGATGCTAGTGAAATTAGTAAGAAATATTTGTGCCTTCATTTTTATAACCTTAATGATTACTAGGTACAGTTAAAGTTAGATAATCTGGTAAATATTCCAAATCGATAGGGAGGCTAACAGATTTATCACCATCAATTCTCGTAGTGATACTTTGATTTTCATTTACTGAATCAATATGAGCAGTTGAAACATGGTATTGAGTGATAGACTTACTAGCGCTTAATTTTCCAGTTAGCGAGAACCAGACATACGGTAAGAGTTGACGAAAGCCAATATTGTGTAAAATACTCATGTGCATTTTATTAGGAGCTGATTCAGTATAAATGTGACCACCAACAGATTTTATTGTTGTGATCAGGGTAAACCATGTTTTTAATGTTTCATTGGTACCATCATCGAATACATACTTTATTTTAAACGATTTATTTCTACCTATATGTTTAATGGCTTTCGCAACGTAAATAATTTTTCCAAATTTTCTTTTTTCTTGCTGCCGTACATCGTTCGAAATATCTGCTAAATTGCCAAAAGTGAGGGAGCTAATAACAGCTTTTTCTTTATTACAAGAAATTATGCCTACATTTAGATCGCTATGCTCTTTAATAATTAATTCGATTGCAGCATCGATATCAGTGGGGATTTGATAGTATCTAGCAAAGTTATTAACGGTCCCAGAAGGTATTACTGCCAAATTAACTGATTGTTTAGCTTGTATCATGGCTGTTATTCCAATATTAATTGTTCCATCGCCACCAATTACTACTAGTGTGTCAATATGGTCTAAGGATTTTTTGATTTTATTAATAACCTTATCGACGGTATCCGCAACTAGATATTCATTAGGACAATTTACTTTATCAAAGCTAGAGGCTAATCTGTGAGCGATTCTTTTTGCTTCACCGCTGCCAGAGTTTTCGTTATAGAAAATTCCGTATGTTTTATTCACCATGATTTAACCTCCTATAGTGATTCCTTGTTGAAGAGCGAGAGATAAAAATTACGTCTTTCAATTAATTAAAAGCACCGTGCTGGGGCCAAATTCATAAATTACATGGAATTATCTAATGAGGTAGGGGAGCCAAGGACTGAACACTTTAACTGCATCTCCATTCTCGTGGAGAATCAGAAATCTGTCTGCATTCACATACTTAGCTTCCTGCAGAAGTTCGGGTAATGAGTTGTACGTTATGGCTTCCTCATTTCGTATCATTGTGATTGATACAACATCCTCATATGTTTTACTGATTTCACCAGTTTGATAGTTTTTAAAAATAATATCGTTCATAAAATTGCCTCTAATATCCATCGTTAGGGTCGCCAGTATCGTTTGAATCTGCGTTTGCATTAACTTCGTCTTCTGCTTGCTGTCCTTTGGCGGTATTAGAGCCGTCTGGATTTTCATAGCCATTCTGAACAGCCCAATCATGTTGTCCTTGTACCCAAGAGTCAGCAGTACCATCTGGATTTGAGCCTGCAGCATGGTCTTGACCAGGGAGCAGCTTGTTTCCGTTTGGATCATAGCCACGTTCACGATTAATTTCGCCTTGAGACTTTGATTGTATTGTTTGCTGAGTTCTAGCTGTCGAACTCGATTGTGCTGCCTGTGATTGAGATGCTGCCGCAGACGCTGCTGATGATGAACTAGCCGCGATCGAACTAGCTTTACTTTCGGATTCAGCTTTGGCCTTGCTTTCAGAAGCAGCTTTAGCTTTCTTAATGGATTCCTTTTTAGCGTGTGCCTTTTTCTTAGCCACTAAACTACTTGAATCTTTCTTAGCCTTATCAGATTTAGCTTGCGAGTTCCCACACGCCGCAAGTGATAGGGTAGTGATTAGTGCAATACCAATCGTTAAACCTTTTTTCAATTATTACATCTCCCAATATGTTACAAATCAAGTAGCTGTTTCTTTTTAGCGTCAAAATCTTCTTGAGTGATTATTCCATCATCAAGTAAAGATTTCAAATTACGGAGTTTGTCGACGGTGGAATCACTATTTGAGCTATCGGTATTTAATTCGTTTACGTTATCAGTATGAACATCGTTACTATTCTCGAATTCTTTTGAATAAAGAAAATGGTCTTCCAAGAATGATACCTGTTTACTCAATGCTAGAAATGGAAGCACATATTCTTTGTGTGTTTGGTCTTCAAAATGCAAGTGGCATCGAGAGGGAACTTCTTTTTCCGTTGACGTTGTAGTTGACTTTCTGCCTCGGGATCCACCAATCATTGCCCCTACTGGGCCAGCGACCAGACCGCCAACAAGTGCACTCCCAGAACGGCCTTTTGTTTTTGTCTGATATGAGGTCTTATAGTTTGAATTAAAATCAATTCCTAACACTCTATATGGATTGTATTGTGGATCGTTGCTGAAAAAGAAGGGTTCGTCATCAGAAATGCACAAGGTCGTGTTCACACTGTTGAGTCCTAATTTATCCGCTAGGGGTTGTGGAGCTGTTAAAGCAAATGCAGTTTTAGCTGTCTTTCCACCGTGACTTACGGCGTAATCAACAGCTTGATTGACTTGATCAGGTTTCAGGCCGTCAATGTTTTTTCTTAGGTTAGGTATATATATTTTGTTATTCAAATTCATGAAGACATTATTTTTTAGTGGAAGGGGCTTTGTACCATTTTCGTAACTAGCAACGTAAAAATTACTATTTTTAAAAGCAATAAATTCCGTTTTTGCCTTATTTTCGAAGACTTTTTCTGGTTTTACTTTTTTGTTCATATTTGAATCAACGTATCTTTTATATCCACCAATTAACGCAAGAACAAGTAATGCAATAACAGCAATAGTAGTCATCATTTTAAATTTCTCCCAAGAATTTTACACGTGCAATTTAGGAAACCCGTACATATAAACGAGTGAATCGTATTTTTCAGGCAATTCACCGACTTCATCAACATACAAATTTGTAAGCAATGCAATGGCAAACTTATCCGCTTGTAATTCCAGCTTTCCCTTGTTGAGATCGTTTGTCACATAATAGGCTGCGAGGTCAGCGTGCTCAACTATATGCGCCAATTCATGGGCCATAACGAAGTATCGCTGCGGCTTGTCCTTGATGGAGTCTGATAAAGTGACAATAGGTTGACCATCGTCGTATGAAGTCATTCCAAGCGGATTTGGTCCGATACTGCTCCAATAGCGTTCTACATTCAATTTGTCCGATAGCACAAATGGGTCATGTGTACCGTACCGGTTATACATAAGTCGAATTAACTTGTAAAGATGATCATTCATGCGCATCACTTCCATGCTTGTGCCGTTTCCAAAAAATTTGGGTGAGGGCAATTCTTAATTTTTCTTTTTCTTCATCGGTAAGCGATGAACCATTATAGGCGAATTTGGCATTGTCATTTAAAAAGTTTCCGAGATCAATTGTATCTTTTTCAGTTGCCCATTCTGGCGTTTGATTATTTCCAAGTAGGTAGTCAGTTGTTACATTGTAATAATTGGCAAGTGCTATTAGTGTTTCCCCATCAGGCTGGTTCCTATTATTTTCAAAGTGGGAGTAGCTGGCCCTGGTCAACTTCAAATCATTTGCCACTGACTCTTGAGTTTTACCAGTTTCTTGTCGGAGTGCTTTTAGTCTGTCGCCGAGCATGTATGAATGCCTCCTTTTAATTGATATTATATGTATCATTATAGATACTAATTGTATCGAAATCTATAAAAGATACAAAAAGTACCAAAAATCTATTGACGGTACAATTTGTATCGTGTATTATATAGCCATTGATACGATATGTATCAGAGAGAAGGTGAAAAGATGGAACGCGAAACATTGATTAATGCACGATTGAGTAAAAAATTATCTCAAGCACAAGTTGCCGATGATCTTGGACTGGCTGAAATTACGGTGCGAAAAATCGAAAAAGGTAATCGGAATCCTAGCAGCAAAACTGCTGTTAAGTTTGCCAGCTATTTTGGACGAGACATCAAAGAACTGTTCCCAGATATTTTTTTGCCAAATTTTGATACAAAACGTACCAATTCCACCGCCAAGGAGGTGAGCGTATGAAAGTGATAATCGAAGGCGATGATCATCGATCAGTTTATGAATCAGATGATATTGACCATTTAAAAAAGATCATCAATGACAACATATCCCAAAATACCTTGTCAGTAACGATCTTCGAAAAGAACTTTTCCGAAACTAGAAAATGTTCCGCTGTAAGTACTGCCAATCCGGGGTGCTAAGAACCCCATCTAATGGCGGGTAACTAACAGGTGCTACTAAAAACATCTGACATCTGCTTGATTGCAACGATTTGATAATCGATTGCTGATCACCAATTGTGCGGATAATAATTGCACCTTCGTATACTTTGATGAATCGATCGCTTGGATGTAGTTGAGCACGATTTTTAACTAGTTCCTAGTTATTCTTTCCGGGATCAAAAGATATTAAGTACGTGTTATACATTGCGTTCACCTCCTTTGGATTATTATCCCACTTGGCGGTGAACATAGATATTCAATTTTAAATGAGTGAGGAGGTAACTATATGAATAAATCACAACTAGTAGAGGACCTGATGTCCTTCCGTCCGGACCTTAAGCGGTCGTTTCTTGAAGGATTTGGAACGGACACACTAAACAATATGCTGACCATCGAGCGTGGCCGCGTAGCAGATGAAGTAGCCGAAATGGCTATTGAATCATTTGCTTGATTGTATTGTCTCGCTCAAAGCCGTGAATTGAAATATCAATCATCCACGAAAGGGGGTGACAGTTTGAAACAAATGGTTATGAGTAAGAAGTTAACTAACCGAACAAGCCGTTTGATGGATAACGGAGCATTAAGCCTAACATCGTTAGCCAAGTTGATTGGAATCAATAAAACAGCGTTGTCGAATTACAAACAAGCAGACAGAAAGATGCCTGTGGATGTAGCTGCCAAAATTAATGAAGTTTTACGAAATACTGAGTTGAGCCAAGAGTTTGCTGCAACATTTTTCAACGCGTTTGGATTGTATAGTACAAGGCAGTGGCAGTCGTTCTTACAAGACGATCCATATGCTATCAAGTTTCAGCAACGAATTGAGGAACGAGAGCGGACAGAACTTGATGAATCAGCATTTGAAGAACTGCTTGTTAATGGCGACACCGAAAAAATTAAGCAATGGTCGAAAGAACTCGCACAGGAAATCGCAATTGAAATGTTGTGGTTAATCAAGACTGACCAAGCACGAGGAATTAATCCATATGAGCTAATAACTCAATGGAATGCAGAAATGAGGTGATCAAATGGATAGCGTGGAAGAGTTAATCAACCGACGAGTTGAAGAAACGGTTAATCGATTAGTTCCAATTGCCGTTGCTAACAAGCTTGATGAAATGAGCAAGTGGGATATGAGTATTCAAGAATTAGTTAGAGCAACAGGAACCAGCAAATCGACGATTGAGAAATTCACTTCACGATTCGATGTGAAACGCATTGAAGAACGGTGCGGCAATAAACGTCTTTACCGCTATCCGGAAATTCGACAGCTATGGGATAAATACTTGCACGAAAAGTATGTTGAATACTACAAGGATTATCCGCGCTACATCCGCGCTAAGGAAAAAGGCGATTGGAGTCTAATTGAGGGGTGAAAAAATGAAGTGGCTATATATGATTCTTGGAGCTGTGACCAGCCTCGTACTCGTTACAGGCAATCAAGTCTTAATCAATTGGCTAGCGTTGTTCTGGATCGCGTTTGGCGTCGTCAAAGCTGGCAACTATCTATTTGATCGGAAGGAGCAGAAACATGTTTAAGGACGCAAAAAAAGACGCTCAACAGTGGCAACTGTCGAACGTCTGGATAAACTCATACAAAACAAATTTATACACCTATCATAAATCGAAACGGGGGCTTTTGCAATGGATGTTAAACAACAAAGACAGCCATCAGATTGGCCAACACCAGTCGAACGCTATCTATTAGAAGATAAATACTCACTAGAAACACGATTAATCTTTCCAGATTTCGACATTACGCCCGACGAACTTCGTGATGGTGCACTTGATAACTACATTGCATTACGCACACCGCAGGAGCTTAGAAACATCTTAAGCATGGTCATTGAAAAGTCTGGAGATTATGTAGCTGCCCGTTTAATGGGTGCAGAAAGAAAGGATGATTCAAATGCCATCTAAAATTCCTTATCACTCAACGGCTGGAATGGGTCACATTGAATGGTTAAAGGCTCGGCGTAATGGTATTGGTGGTTCGGATGTTGCTGCCATCCTTGGACTATCGCCGTGGCGGTCGCCTTACACGGTTTGGACTGACAAAATGGGCTATTTGCCGATTGACGAAAACGGTTCAGAGTTTACAGAGTGGGGCACCATCATGGAACCGATCATTGCTCACAAGTTCGCTGAAGAAACTGGTAAATATGTTTATCGCCAGAATAAGATGTTCTATCGACCTGAGCACCCATTTTTGACTGCAAACATCGATCGAGATATTGCTGGAGAACCTGGATTCTTAGAGATCAAAACAGCCACAGAGTACAAGGCCACGGAATGGGCGGATGGAAACATCCCAGTTTACTACCAAACACAAATTCAGCACTACATGTATGTACTGAATCGACCGTATGCGTATTTTGCATATCTGGTGGGTGGCCATCACTTTGGAATTACAAAAATTAACCGTGACCAGAAAGCTATTGACGAGATTGAGGATGAGCTTATCAGCTGGTGGAATCAGTACATGATTGGCAAGACCCCACCGCCAACTGATGGAACAGACAGCACGACCGCCACTCTTAGAGCACTCTACCCACAGGACGATGGCGAATTCATTGATTTAGGAAGTAAGTTTGACGTTCAACTTCGAAATCGTCATCAGGCAAAGCAAACGATTGATGCGCTAAACAGCGATGTGAAAACTGTTGACAATGAAATTCGGCAGGCTCTCGGCGACGCATCTGGTGGTGAGACCCAGCATTTCAATATTACCTACCATGCGAATAAACGAGGCACACGAACACTCAGAATAAAGGAGAAGCAATCATGATGAATAGTTTAAGTGGAGCACTAAATTCAAGAAATCAAGCAGGATCACCGACTTCAATGATTAAAAATCTCATGCGGTCAGACAGTATCAAAAATCGTTTCGATGAGGTAATGGGAGCTAAGGCGCCGCAGTTTATGGCTAGTATTACGAATTTGGTCAATAGCAATCAAGATTTGCAACACGTAGATGCAATGTCCGTTGTTGCATCGGCAATGGTAGCCGCTACTTTAGACTTACCTATTGATCCGAACTTAGGATACATGTACATCGTCCCATATCGGGGCCAAGCGCAACCGCAGATGGGATATAAGGGCTATATTCAGTTGGCACTACGGACAGGCCAATATAAGCACATCAACGCCTTGCCCGTTTATGACGATGAGGTGAAGTCGTGGAATCCACTTACCGAAGAACTGGAATACGAGTCGAGTGGCACCTCTCATGATAATCAGACACCGGCCGGATATGTTGGCTATTTTCAGTTGATTAACGGATTCGAAAAGACTACCTACTGGACATACGATCAGATTAACAGCCATCGCCAGAAATTCAGCAAGATGTCCTCGAAAACTGATCCAACTGGTGTGTGGAAATCAAACTTTGATGCAATGGCACTCAAGACGGTTCTCCGCAATCTAATCAGTAAGTGGGGAATTATGAGTATTGAGATGCAGCAGGCTTTTGTTAAGGACGAGAGACCACAAGAATTTGATCATGAAACCGGAGAGATTCAAGATGTTCAAGAAGTTGAAGCCGAAGAAGAAAATGTTGCTCCAGAAACACAAGGGTCAACTGACAAGAAGGAAGAGTAGCCTATGGCTATTTACAGACAAGTTCATACCACTATATGGCAAGACAACTGGGTGAGTGAACTCGAACCAACTGAAAAGTTGCTATGGATGTACCTATTAACTAATGCTAAGACCACTCAAAGCGGTGTTTATGAGTTTTCGCCTCGTTACACGTGCTTTGAAACCGGGCTAAGCCGGAAAGAAGTAAATGAAGCCCTACAACACTTCATCAAGGCCGGACGTGTCCGTTACGATCAATCAACTAACGAGATCATGATTGAGAACTGGTTGAAATATAATTCAGCTCGTTCGCCAAAGGTTGCAAAAGTGATCGACAAGGAAATTGAAAGTATAAAAAGCCATGAATTTGAAAACCAAGTCATCAGGATGGCACTACATTACGAATATCCTATTCGGGCAAAGGTCAATGATGAAAATACTTTATCTGGAAAAGAAAATACTGTATCGATAGGGTATCCATACAGTAGCGATACGATATCGCAACCAGAACCAGAACCATCACAGAACCATAACCAGAACCAACATCAGAATGATAGTGCGCAAGGTACGCCTGATGACGCTGCCGATCCATATGCAATTTATCAAGAATGTTTTGGAGCTTTGAATTCAGTGAATTCTCAAAACATTACTGAATGGGTTAAAGATTTTGGGTCACCTGAGCTTGTCATTGAGGCTATGAGACGTGCTGCAACTAACAACAAGCAGTACAGCTATGCTGAGGGCATCATGAAAAATTGGATTAAACACAATGTCAAAACTATGGCCCAAGTTGATGTACAAGATGCTGAGCATATGCGCAAACAGTCTTCTCATCCGTCTTCTAAGGCACAGTCACGTGAGACTTTGCCTGAATGGGCAAAAGACGGGTATCAGCACGAGACTAAACCAGTTGATGAAGCTACAAAGGATGCTCTCAAAGCTCAGATGGCACGGCTTAAACAAGAACAAACACAGGAGGCTTAGAACATGAACGAATTAAAACAAGTTAAGTACAACGATCAATTGATTTTGACTACTGAACAATTGGCAGAGTTCTACGAAGTGACACCGAAACAGATCAAGCAGAACTTCTCCAACAATCGTGACAAGTTCGAAGATGGCAAACATTACTATCTGCTTCAGGGACCACGGCTCAAGGAGTTCAAGAACAGGGTCGAAAATTTCGACCTTGTTGGAAAGAATGCCAATCAACTGTTTTTATGGACCCGCCGCGGTGCTGGTCGCCATTCGAAAATGTTGGGAACTGATCGAGCTTGGGACATGTTTGACGAGCTGGAGGAGAACTACTTCGCACCGAAACCACAGAAACGCCCGCTTACGGCCACTGAACAGCTCAAACTAGCTGCAGAAGGTGTTGTTGAGCTGGACGATCGCGTTACCAAACTGGAGGAAGACAAAGCACTTGATCCTGGTCAGTACAACTACCTCAGTCATGAGATCGGCAAGGCAGTTAATACGTACATCATGGTGCACCATTTATCACTCAACGCCAAACAACGGGCCTTGTTGTACAAGGACATCAATCACGGTGTTAACGAGGTCACGGGTATTCGGACTCGTTCACAGCTTCGTCAGCGCCATTTTGAAACGGCGTGTGAGTTCGTGGATAACTGGACTCCATCAGTCGCAACTCAGACTGTGATCCGTCAGTTGGATGCTGAGGCAATCGCAGACGATGCAATGCGGGTGGCGCAGTGACCCATACGCACACATTTGAGATACCAGGTGAGTTACCGAGCCTGAACGAGTACACCGGCTCTAATCGGCAAAACAGGTACGCTGGGGGCCGGTCCAAGAAGATAGCCACTGAAACATGCTGCTACGCCGTCATGGGGGCCATGAACCTGGGACTAGACGTCAAGCCACCGTTCAATCTGCATATCACGTGGGTGACTAAGAACAACAAGAAGGATCCGGACAATGTGGCGTTTGCAGTCAAGTTCATTCTGGACGGTATGATGGCTGCGGGGTTGATCGAGAACGACGGTCGGAAACAGGTTCATGACATCGAACACCACTTTGAAACAGACAAACAGAATCCACGGGTGATCGTGGAATTGGAGGAAGATCATGAATGATCCAGCAGGTGTAATTAAAAAAATCAATGAATTCGGAGCTTGGATTGCTACGGTGCCAAGCCCGATTGATAATATCATTTTGACCGTGCAAGACGATATTCTGGAAGAGGAAGCTGAGGCAAGTTACGGGATGGGGTTCAGCAAAGTGATTGAACAGAGTAAAGATCGTGCCGTTGCTTTAACCGTTGTTTCAATCGATAGACTGGCCGAAATGGGCATCAAGCCGGGTGGCAATTTAAAACAGATTCACGTGGTTGAAGTTGGTGAAACGGGACAGATCAAAAGTCAGATAACCGTTGATGATCCATTCAAGGAGGCAGAAAGACGAGCATAACTAGTTAAAATTTCAGCAAAATAAAAGCCGCTATTAATTTAAATAGTGACTTCAATGACATCTATATTTGGATAAATAGAAACTGAAAATGGTTAATTTAATATGGCCACACCAATAGACAAGTATGTGGCAAATAGTATCCAAATAAAATACGGAATGAGTAAATAGGCGGCTAATTTACTTGATTTATAAAAGTTAGTTACACATAGCAGCACAATAATATCCAAGATAACGATTATTATGACGCCAATCCAGTATTGCAAATTATTAAAAAATACAATACTCCAGATGAAATTTAAAAATAGTTGAATTCCAAACAGAGAATAATTCATAGTTTTATCATGTTTAGAGTAACTACTACGGTAAATCAAATATCCAGAGATGGCAATTAAAGCATACAAAACTGGCCATACAATGCCAAATAAATAGTTAGGTGGCGATAGGGGAGGTACGGATAGATGATTATAGATGTTTTTTATGTCTCCTGCAAAAAGGGCGGAAAGACCGCCAATTATCTGAATTGCTACAATCCAAATAATGAGATGTAACCAGTTGAATCTAGTTTTACTATCTTTAGTCATACGGAACGCCTCCTTATCTGATTAATTAAAGTCTAACATGTTTACTTATATAAACTAAATGATAACAACTAAAATTATCATAATAAAATTTATGTATTAGAAATATAAAAAATAGCCGTCTCGGGCATGAGACGACTATCGGTACCACTTTTAAATTATCCACAAAACTTATTATAGCGCTATTTTAATGATAATGGAATATTCAAAGGAGTGGTACCTGTGTCATTTTGGCCAGAAGTAGATGAGGAACAAACAATTAAAAACGTTGATGGATTGTTAAAGAATTACCCACATTATCGGATGCGGGCTAAACGAGAAGCTGGGTTATTACGATCACCATCAATGGACGGTATGCCGAAAGCGGATAGCTATGATAACCGCGTAGAGGAAGAATATGTTAGCCATGTTGAGGCACAACAAGTCGAATTGAATTGCCGCTATGCGATTGAATCAATCGAAGATAACGAGTTGCGGACTATTCTACACGATAAGTACTTGCGGGGTGATACCAACGAAGCAATCATGATTAAGCTCAATAATATGCCAAAGGAAACCTATCGGAGACGGTGGCACAATGCTTGCTTAACCTTTGCCGAAATTTATGGGATTCAGGAATTACAGGTCTTTAAAACAGCTAAAACGTAAAAAAGTGGGTCTATTTTGGGTCTAAGTTGGGTCTCACAGCACCATTTTTTGAGTTATGCTAGTAGTGTTGATTGGTGGATAGGTACCGCGCCAAGCAGTTATCCACACTAACTACTTATTTTTCTCCTTTAGCAAATAAATGAAACGTACATTCCAGCAATACACACATCAATCAACGTGATTCAGTCGTTTAATTGGTAAGACGGAAAATGTGGGTTCGATCCCCACCTGAATCATAGCCACGGCACACATGGAGGTGGGAAAGCTCCCTTCTGACCCGTGGCGTCAACGATGGGTTTCATATTTGGTCGCCTTAGCAGGGGCGACTTTTTTAATACAATAGGTGAATAACATGAAACAAACAGACTATGGCTTAGTCAGCTGCCAGTTTGAGCGTGATATGATTGCTCGTGCTGACAAGGCCATCAAACAAGACAAGCGTCGTGCTAAACAGCATGGCGCTTTTAATATGCATAAAAAAGTGCACAAAAAAGGCGGAGTACCCACACAAACTCCGTCTACGTTACATTAATTATTCATCTTTATTACTTAATTTTTCTTTGACATTTTCTGCGGCACCTTTGACCGTATCTTTTGCATCGTCAAGTTTTTCCTTAGCTTTACCAAGCACACCCTGAGATTTTCCTTCAGCTTCCAATTCTTTGTCACCAGTAACTTTTCCACCGACTTCCTTAGCCTTACCAGCTAATTGATCCTTTTTGTTCTCAAACTTTTCTTCTTGAGTCATAAATGAATCTCCCTTCGTTGAAAATGTAATATGTGTCCGCTGTCAGGATAACAAACATGTACTTAAATTATCAAAAGATATGCTCGAAAGGATAAAGTAATGAAATTATAATGATAATTCTCACAATAAAACGGAGGTGTGGTGATATGTAATGGCACGTAAAAGAGACCCGGCACGTGATGAAGCGAAACGAATGTGGCTTGAATCTAGTAAGAAAATACCATTGAAAGATATCGCTGCTAAATTAGGTAAACCGCCTAGTCAAGTTCGCAAGTGGAAATCATTAGATGGTTGGGATTCTGATAGCACAAGACGAGTAAATAAAAAGGAACGAAGTAAAGGGAACGTTACCAATGGGCAAAGGGAACGTTCCTTTTCAAATATCACGGAAGAATTAGCAGGTAATGATGAACTTACTGACAAGCAAAAGATGTTCTGTTTGTACTATTTGCAACGGTTCAACGCGACTTGGGCTTATATGCAAGCGTATGGTGTGAACTATGGAACGGCCAACACCAATGGGCCAGCCTTACTGGTAAATACTGGTATTCAAAAACAGCTGACTGAACTCAAAAAGTCGGTTGCATATGATCTTCATCTAACTGTTGTTGACATTGCCCACGAGTATGCCAAGCAGGCGTTTGCTGATATGGGTGACTACGTTAATTTTGTGACGACCGACACGCCTATCTGGGAACGCCTCTATCGTAAAAATGGGCCGTTCATTGATAACAACGGTCATTACGATTACGTAGAGGTTACTGATCCCAATACTGGTGAGCCTGCGATGCACACGAAGCACGAGGTGCGATTCAAGGACCAAAGTATGGTTGATACCTCACTTATTTCAAAGGTTAAGACTGACAAAGGTGAGATTGATCTTGAGTTGTATGACAAACAGAAAGCACTTGATGCACTGACTAAATTAGTTAGTGATCAGCAGGCAATTAAAGCTGCTAAAATCCGTAAGCTTGAAGCGGAAGCAGAAATTGCTGAAATTAAAGCTGAACAGGCTAAAAAGAACGGCACTGAGTTAACACAGCCAATTAACATTGTTGACCGTTGGGAGAGTGATGGCAATGACACCGACGATTGATATACAGAAAGAAGTTCAGCCTCACTTCAAACGAGTATGGACTACTAGAAAGCCGTATAACGTGCTTAAGGGCGGTCGTAACTCTTTCAAGTCCTCTGTGATAGCTCTTAAGCTAGTTTACATGATGATTTGGTACATTATGCGTGGCAAGAAAGCAAATGTTGTAGTTATCCGCAAAGTGGGTAATACAATACGTGATTCAACTTTTTTGAAGATACAGTGGGCATTGCGAAAGTTTGGAATAATGTGGGCATTTGACCTGAAAGTTACTCCGTTCAGAATTATCCATAAAGCAACTGGATCAGCGTTTTACTTTTATGGCCAAGATGACTTTCAAAAGTTAAAATCGAATGACATTAACGATATTATTGCTGTTTGGTACGAAGAGGCTGCTGAGTTTGATAGTGCAGAAGAATTTGACCAAACAAATATCACTTTCATGCGTCAAAAACACCAATTAGCTGATAAGGTGTATTTTTTTTGGAGTTATAACCCGCCTCGTAATCCTTATTCATGGATAAACGAGTGGGTTGAAACGCTTGTCGGAAATGAAAACTACTTAGTCGATTCATCTAGTTACCTTGACGATGAATTAGGAATTATTGGTGGGCAGGTACTTGATGAAATTAATCGTATTAAGAAGAACGATTATGACTATTACAGGTATCTCTATCTAGGCGAGGCAGTTGGACTAGGCACAAACATATACAACATGACTTTATTCCACCCGATCAAAGAAATACCAGGCGATGAATACTTGGTTAACATTTACACTGGGCAAGATAGTGGGCAACAGGTTTCAGCGACTACTGAATTGTGTGTGGGCTTAACGAACAAAGATAATGTTGTCTTGCTGAACACTTACTACTATTCGCCAGTTGGCAAGTCTAACAAGAAAGCACCTAGTGATTTTGCTAGAGAACTACATGACGTTGAGCAGAAATGGCAAAAGAAGTATGACATGTCTTTTTGGAAAATGTCGGCTGATAGCGCGACGTCTGATTTTGCGTTAGACCATGAAAAAGAAAAGATTTACAACGAAAGCTACCATCATGTGAATAAGAATGTTGGTAAAGAGCAAATGATAGATAACGTCCAGAACTTATTAGCGTCTGGGCGTTTTTATTATATTGATATTCCTGAAAACGAAATATTTATTAAGCAGCACCAACAATATCGCTGGAAAGAAGACACACTGGAAAGTGGCAAGCCACAAGTTATCAAAGAGTTCGACCACACTTGTGATGCGTTTCAGTATGTGGTGCTAGATAACTTAAGAGACTTCAAACTCAAATGGTAGGTGATTGAATGTTTGAACGTATTAAAAATCTATTTAGAAAGGCAGGTGCAAATGTAGGCATGGTTAAATCGTTGACTAATATCACTGATGATGATCGAATCAATATTCCACAAGACGAATATGAGCGTATTAGAGTTGCTTTTAATTATTACAAGAACGAGTTCCCAAAAGTTGATTATAAGGCCATTGGCGATGAAAAAGAGGGTGCTGTAACTAAAAAACGTGCTCCACGAACACTCAACATGACTAAAACGTCTGCTCGTAGGATAGCAAGCATCGTATTTAACGAGAAGTGCAAGATATCTTATGAAGATAAAGCGCTGAACGAGTTCATGAACAGCGTGTTTGAGTCGAACGACTTCTTTAATCTGTTTGAGACCAATCTTGAAAAAGGTGTGGCAGCAGGCGGATTTGTTATCCGACCTTATGTGGCTGACAACAAAATCAAGTTGGCTTGGGTAAGAGCAGACCAGTTTTATCCGTTGCGCTCTAACACAAATGATATTTCAGAATGTGCGATTGCTAGTAAGACTCAGCGAATTGAAGGACATCAAACAGTTTACTATACGCTACTTGAATTTCATCAATGGGATAAGGACGAAAATGGCAATGATATTTACAACATCACTAACGAGCTTTATCGGTCAACATCTAAAAATGAAGTTGGCATTCAAGTGCCACTGAATACTATTTATGATGATTTACAGGAAAGTGTGACTATGACAGGCTTAATTGCTCCTATGTTTGCATATTTCCGTTGCCCTGGTGCTAATAACTGTAATCTTGAAAGCCCGCTTGGTGTTGGCGTTGTTGATAATGCTAAAGACCAGCTGGACGACATCAACATGGTTAACGACATGACCTATTCAGAAATTAAGTTAGGTAGGAAACGTGTATCTGTACCAGCAAATTATTTGCGATATGACAATGATGTTCATAAGCCTTACTTTGATACAGATGAGCAAGTGTACGAAGGATTAGGCGGTTCCGATTCAGATAAGATACAAGATTTAACTACTAACTTCCGCATTGTTCAGTTAAAAGATGCAATGGATCATGCAATCAAGAAATTTGAAACTCAAATCGGGTTGTCTGCTGGCACATTCAGTTATGCAAATGACGGTGTGAAGACTGCAACCGAGGTTGTTTCTAATAACTCAATGACTTATCAGACGAGATCTAGTTATCTGACACAAGTGGAAAAAGTTATCAAAGCATTGTCGGTTGCTATTATTCAATTAGCGCAGGCGAGCCAATTCTATGATGATGGTAAGCCATTGTTTAGTTTTGAGATAGAATCTGCTGATGATATGGGAATGACTATTAGTTTTGATGATGGTGTGTTTGTTGATAAAGACAAACAGCTCGAAGAAGATTTGAAAGCTTTGACCGCTAGAGCATTGCCAACTAAGCAATTCTTAATCCGCAACTATGGTTTGAGTGATGTTGAAGCTGACGAATGGCTAGACGAGATTAAATCTGAGACACCAGAACCATCAACACAAGCTGAATTAGGCACTTTTGGGAGTGAATAACAATGGTTACGTCAGATGATATGTACAACAAGGCAAATAAGATTGCTGATTATTATGCTGATTTACAACAGAACATATTCAAATTAATAGTTGATATATCTAATGACACTCGATCTCTACTGACTGACAGCGATCATATACTTGAATGGCGGCTTAAGATGTTGTCTAAGATGGGTGGATTGACCAACGATACTATAAAAATGGTGTCAAAAGCTTCAAAGGTTAGTCAAAAAAAGATACGTGAGCTTATTCAGGCTGACGGATTGAAAGTTGCTGATGAAATAAATGGTGATTTATCAAGTATGCTCAATAAAAAAGTCGAAATTAGCAAAGATATTCATAGCTTGATTAATAGCTATGCACACCAAACGTTCAAAGATATTGATAACAACGTCAATCAGACTTTATTAACCACTAATTACTCACAAAATGGCGCTGACAAGGCTTTCCAAGAGATTGTTAATAAGACAGTGCTAGAAGCTCAAACAGGACTTAAAACACCTGAAAGAGCATTAGCCGACAACATCTATAAATGGCGTGCAAATGGTATTAAATCCAATTTAGTTGATAAAGGTGGTCATCAATGGTCACTTGAGGGATATACTCGCACGGTTATTACTTCGACAGCTCATAGAACGTTCAATGACGTCCGTATTCAGTCCATGAAAGACTTTAATAGTCCACTAGCTGTAATGAGTAGTCACCCAGCCGCTAGGCAAGCGTGTGCTTATATCCAAGGACATGTAGTCAATATTGTTGCCCCTGAAAGTCCTGATTATAACGACAAGTACGATTCAATTTACAATCATGGCTACGGTACTGCTGCGGGAACTCAAGGTGTGAATTGCCGACACGATTTATACCCGTATGTTGAGGGCGTATCTCATAACTTTCAAAAGCAGTATGACCCAGAAGAAGCACAAAAGAATGCTGATATTCAACAAAAGCAACGGTATTATGAGCGCTCAATCAGAGCTGCTAAATATAAGCTGGAACTAGCTAACGGGTTGAAAGATGAACAAGGCCAACGTGCAGCTAAGTCAACTATAAGTAGTTATCAAGGTAAACTAAGGGATATTGTCAAGAACAACGACTTCTTAGCACGACAGTACGCTAGAGAAAGAATAGTCAAATAACAATTCGCCCCAGACACGGCGTTAAAAGGTCTATTTTTTATGCAATCAACTAGGCGTGATCGTAATCACGTAAATAAACGAAAGGGGATTTTGCATATGTCGCTTACACGCGAAGATTTAAAACAATTAGGTATCGAGGGTGATGCAGCAGAAAAAGTTATGTCAGAGTACGGGAAAACACGTACGGAATTGACTGATGCTAAGGCAAAGTTGGAAGAGGCAAACAGTCAGACTGAATCGTTACAGTCTCAAATTGACGAACGAGACGGTCAGTTAGCTACGCTTAAGAAGTCCGCTGGTGACAATGAAGAGCTGAAAGAGCAAATTAAGTCACTGCAAGATACTAATAAGCAGACTAAAGAAGAATATCAAGGCAAATTGGCTGAACAAAATAAAGCGTTCAAGATTGACACTTACTTGCGTGATGCTAAAGCTAAGAATCCTAAGGCTGTTAAGGCGCTTTTAGATGCTGACAAGGTATCAGTCGACGGAGATAACTTGATTGGGCTAGAAGATCAAGTCAAGAGTATTCAAGAATCAGATCCGTACATGTTTGAAGTAGAAGAAGATAATCAGAATCAGAACACAAAGGTTAATGCTTTTGCTGGTGGCAATCCGAGCGGGGACACGGGAAAAGACGATATTTCTAAAATGAATTATCAACAAATGCTTAATTTTAAACAATCTAATCCTAAAGCTTTTGAAGCTGCTAAGGCAGAAGCAGATAAATAGAAAGGAAATGATACTATATGGCTGATTTAACACAATTAGCACAAATGATTGACCCGGAAGTTATGGCTACTATGCTTCAGGCACAATTACCACAATCAATCCGGTTTACTTCGATTGCTCCTATTGATACAACACTTGAGGGGCGTCCAGGCGATACGGTAACAGTACCACGTTACAAATATATTGGAGATGCGCAAGATGTCGCAGAAGGTGCTGCAATTCAGTACAACCAGTTGCTTACCGCTACTCAAAAAGTAACCATTAAGAAAGCTGGTATTGGTGTAAAGCTGACCGATGAGGCTGTTCTTTCTGGTTATGGTGACCCAGTTGGTGAGGGAACTCGTCAATTAGGCTTATCCATTGGGTCTAAACTTGACAACGATATTTTGGCGACTGCTAAGACAGCTCCACTTGTTGTTCAACATGCAATTGATTTGGACTTGCCTGATGCTATCTCAGGCCAGATGATCGACTCAACATCTGATTTCAATACCGAAACAGATGATACAGCCACGGGCGTATTATTCTTGAATCCTAAAGATGCAAATGCTTTACGTAAGCTCGCAGCCGCGGATTGGACTCGTGCAACTGAATTAGGCGATTCCATTTTAGTTACTGGAGCATTTGGTGAGCTGTTCGGTTGGCAGATTGTCCGTACACGCAAATTGGCAGTTGGCTATGGTATTGCTGCACTTCCAGGGGCAATGAAAACATACCTTAAGCGTGGGATTGCATTGGAAACAGCCCGTGATATTGATTACAAGCTTACAAAAGTTAATGCTGATGAGCATTATGGCGTAGCTATCATGAACGACGCAAAAATTGTTCAAATTAAACCAGCATCAGGCGCAGCATCAGGCGGATCAAGCAACTAATATTAAGGAGGCATATAAATGGCCTACCTAAGTTTTGATGAGTATAAACAGATGGGTTACACAAAAATAAGTGATGAGGATGCTTTTAAGAAGATTGAAAGCAACACTGAGCCTTTGTTCGATGTTGTAACTCATTTTTACTACGTGGATAATGACATTCAACAAGATACAGACAGCACTAGAGTGAAGTTCTTCAAGCGTGCATTAGCTTTACATTGTGATTTTGCACAAGAGAGTGGAGCAAGTACACCGTATGAACTTACTCAACAGCAAATCAGCAGCGTTAGTGTTGGACGTACTCGTATTGAGCAGTCTGGTACAGTAAGCAATGTCACATCTGGAAAGTCGGGTATTTATACTGTTGCAATGCGTTATCTAGCTAGAACAGGTTTGCTATATAAGGGAGTTGGTTGGTTATGATACCTAAATTCCCTAAAAGTATGGCAAATCAGCAGATTACATTGAGAAAGTCAACAGGTCAGACTGATGATTGGGGTAAACCTGAATATGAGCCTGATCAAACTATAAATAACTGCGTGTTTCAACCTCAAACAATCTATTCCGGTACCAACGACAATCGCCAGCTAGTAGCTAACGCGATTGTTTTTTTGTATGCCGGAGTTAGCTCACCGATGCCGGTATTGTCTAAGGACAACTACCAGTCGGTGATCACGTTTGAGGGTCACGATTACGCATTACAGACGATCGTGGACAATCGTGATCCATTTAGTAATGAGCTGTGGTCGTATGAACTGGAGGTGCTGTGATGCCTGTACATGTTGGGTTTGATCTAGGTGGATTTGAGAGTAAGTTCACGCAGTCCAATCTGCGCATGGGACGTTTAGCGGCAGCCGGTGATGCACACCAAGCCATGGAGCAGTTTGTGCCCAAGCAGAGTGGCGATTTGCGTGAGTATTCCAATGTGAATACTGATGGTAGTGACATCGTGTATGCCATGCCGTATGCACGAAGGCAATTCTACCTTCAAGCGCCAGCCAGCCATTATCGTGAACCAGGTACATCTGGGCGCTGGGACTTACGTCTCAAAGGTGATCAACAGCTCATGAATAAAGTCACAGAAGCATTTGTGAAGGGGGCCAACTGGAATGGATCTTGAGCAACGTCTGTTTGATGCCATTAAGGCCAATACCGGAGTGGCAATCAAGATGGGCTATCTGATCCCAAACGAGGGCATTGGATTAGTTCCGGCTCCTGGTAGTGCAGTGATTGATGAGGATTACGCTGGCAATCAAGACTGGCGGTACAACTACTCAATCACCATACGTACGAATGACCAAGAATCAGCAGGTGAAAGCCTGTTTGCTATCCAGAAATACTTGGATGGCTTAACTGAACTTAATAGCAACGACAACAGCTTTGTCTTTCAATCGTTGACTGTCTCTAGTGCTCCCGCATTAATTATGCAGGATACCGAAGGCAACTCAACGTTTGCACTAGACATGGCTGTTTTTGTCGGATGCAACAAATATGAAAAGGGGTAAATAACTCATGGCAATTGTAAATGAAGACGCGGCAACTACTGGGAAAATTGGTAAGTTTACGCTGAACTACAAGAACAAATTCGAAATTGATATTTCGGGGCAGACCAGCCTAGGCAATGTTGACAAGGCTGAATGGAAGCCCTTGGCGGCAGGTATTAACAACTCAACACCTGCTGCTAACGACACAACCACCAACGACGAATATTACGACGGTGAAGGGTTTGGAACGTCAGATGTGACGTCTAAGCGTCTGCAACTCACACTGGCTGGTAATCGTCTGGAAGGTGATCCGGCCCAAGACTACATTGCGGCCAAGCAACTAGCGATCGGTGACGATCTCAAGACGTTGTTCCGTTGGACTCAACCATCAGGAGATACGATCACTGGTGTAATCACATTGACTAGCATTGTGAGTTCTGGTGGTGCTCCAGGAGCCAAGCAGACGTTCTCAGTTGTTATTGTGTTCAACGGCAAGCCTGACTTTGAACCAGCTTCTACGGAGGACACTCCAGACCCAAAACAATAGCCGTCACGGGTGTAACAGTTACACCTACGACGGCCAGCGTAGAAGTCGGCAAGACAACTAAATTATCCGCAACGGTAGCACCAGATGATGCCACAAATAAGACGATTGCTTATAAGTCGAGTGACGAGAAAATTGCCACGGTTGCAAGTGATGGGACGGTCACTGGTGTAGCGACTGGATCAGCAACGATCACTGCAACAGCTGATGGCAAGTCTGGTACATCAGCAATTACGGTAACAGCTGCCGAATAGGCACTGATGGAAGACAGAGACGAGTAAAAAATGAGACGTAAATTAAAGGGGTAATAAATCATGGCAATTAACTTAGACGAACGGATTCAAAACCGAAAGAGTTTCATTATTGCGGGTCAAGAGGTTTCTATTCCAATGAACGATGCTTTTGCTAAACACGTGGCCGAGGTGAATATGGAAATCCTCGACGTGCAAGACGAGATTAGTAAGCTCAAGCCAGAAGAGGCAAATGAGATGTCACTCGATGAACAGAAAGCATATGTGTTTGACAAGTTTGATCAAATTAGTAAGAAAGCACGCAAGTTTTTCGACGATGTAATCGGTGAAGGCGAGGGTGATCGAATCTACAAGTATTACAGTGAGGACACCCAAGCAATGGCCTTTATCATCAATCAGCTGGATAAAGAGTCAACCAACATCCTAGTCAAGAATCGTCAGAAGCGGCGTCAGAAGTACACCAACAACAAACGGCGGTGATGATCCTTGTTAAGCCTAACTAAGGAGTTAGAGCACTCATTTGAGTACAGGGGGCATCGCTACGAGCTTGATCTGAGTTTTGACAACGTGCTGCGTTGGTATGAACTTCTGGAAGATGACGGGATTGACGATTATGGCAAAGTGTCAATGGCATTTGAGATGTTCTACAATGCTTGTGCGCTGGATTCTGATTTGCTAGTGACTGGTGTGGATGCGATTGCTGATTACATCCATCAAGAGCCATACGGCCACTACGAGGACAATACAGGTGTGGGCACCAGTGATCCAATTAGGTACTACTCATATAGTCAGGATGCCGACGCCATTTATTCATCGTTTGTTGAACAGTACGGCATCGACTTGATTCAGCAACAGGGCAAATTGCACTGGGACAAGTTCAAGGCCTTGATGGCCGGACTTAATGACAAAACGTATTTCAGGCGAATCCTAAGTATTCGGATGCGTGATACTCAGGGTATGGAAGGCCAAGAGGTCGCTAATATGATGGAGCTCAAACAGTACTACGAACTCGATGATAATCGGTCCGTTGAAGTCCAAGATACTGCCATGAATGATATTTTCTCTGCACTAAAAAATGAAGCAACACGTTAATTAAAAATCTTGAGGAAAGGAGGAAATATAAATGGCAGCAGATGGAAGAATTACAATTGATTTCGACATGGATCTTCCTAGCATTAAATCTGATGCTGATCGAGCTAATGAAGTTCTGCATGGTATTGGTTCAACCGCCGGTGACAAGATGGACGAATCCATCAAGTCAAATACTAGTAAGGCCAAAGAAACGGTGTCTGATTTCAAGAACGACATGGACCGCAAGTTTTCGAAAGAAACCAAAGTCAAACTTGTGGCGGACGCTGAAACAGCCGGAATCAAGAACTTCGAGACAATCCTCCATAAGTTACCTAAGAAACAGCAAACTGAACTGTTAGCTAAGGCTGAACGTGGCGAGGTCATCAACTATGAGGAGCTTCTCCGGAAGATTCCAGCCAAGGTAGCCACGCAGGTCAAGCTAAATGACAACGCTTCATCTGGTCTAAAGTCAATTCAGAGGGAGACTCAGCAGACTGAAAGTCGATTCAGTCGGCTCAAGGACGTTATGCTAGGCACTTTTGCTGGTGGTTTAGCGTTGAGTGGTATTCATGCGATTGTTAGCGGCCTGAAAGAGGCCACACAAGCTGGTATGGAATACAACAAGGAACAAGATACCATGAAGACCGTATGGACGGCCCTCACAACGGAAGCCCCGAAGGACGGCAAGGAATTAATCAACTACATTAATTCAATGTCACAGCACTCCATTTATGCCGCTGATACGATTGACAAGATGGCCCAATCGTTTTATCACGTTCATTCATCAGTCAGTGAAACCAAGGACTGGACAAATGCGTTCATTCGTTTAGGTTCAACACTCCATATGAGCAATGATGCACTGGCCGAATCTGGTGAACAATTCGCTAAGATCGTGGCTGGTGGTAAGGCGTCAGCCGAAGACATGAGCGTCATGATTAATCGATTCCCAATGTTCGGGGAAGCCTTGCAGAAGGCAACCGGTAAGAGCATGAAACAACTGTATGCCATGAGTGCGGCTGGTAAGTTATCTGCAACTCAGTTCACCGAAGCCCTGGACTACCTAAGTAAGAAGTACAAGTCAGGCACAGACGAAGCTATGACCTCATTCCAAGGTATGTCAATGTACATCAGTTCACGTTGGCAAACCCTTTGGGGCGACATCACGAGCACGTCGTTCAAGATGAGCAAGAAATCCCGACAAGACATTCGTGATTTACTATCTGACGACATGATGAAGGAGTACGCTCAAGGTATTTCAGCTGCACTTGGTAGCGTGTTTGTATGGGTATCTAAGGTACTTGGCTATATTAATGATCACAAGAAGACGATTGTTGATATTACCGGCAATTTAATCGAGTTACTGGGAATCATTGGTAAATCCGCTTGGGATTTATTTGCAGACACGATCTATGATATCGCCAAGATGTTTGGATTAGTTGATGACAATGGCAAGAAGACTGTTGACCCACTTAAACAGATCAATGACGTACTACAAGCCCTTGTTGACCACAAGGCGATGGTACAGGATTTCACGAAAGCCTTAATTGCTATGTTTGCGATTAAGAAGATTACTGACTTCATCAAGTACATTGGTGAAGCTAAGACAGCATTAGAGAGCTTTTCAGTGATTCAAGCCGCTACTTCATTTTTGGGTGGTGGCTCAGGTGCCAAAGGTGCCGGTACCAAACTAGTCACGAATGCTGCGGAAGGTACAACTGTTTCAGGTGGTGAGAAGATTGCTGCTGGATCAGGATTGATTGCCACAGGGACTTCACTAATCAGTAAGATTGCCAAGGCTAGTCCTTATTTAGCAGCAGGGGCAAACGTTGCTACTGAATTAACTAGCAAAAATGGGACTGGTGCAAAAATTGGTGGATCAGCCGGTTCTATCGGTGGTGCCGCCGCAGGTGCTGCACTTGGTACGGCAGTTTTACCTGGTATAGGCACAATATTAGGAGCCTCAGCCGGATCCTGGGTCGGCAAGAAATTTGGTGAAGGATTTGGTAAGAGTTTGCAGGATTCTGTAGACGGCAAAAAGCTCAAGCCAAAAACAATCAAGGCCAACGTTAAAATATCTGCAAGTGCTAAGTCTGCGCAGATCGACGCTGATAAGCTTAGTAAGCAACTTGAACCATCCATCAAAAAATTGGATAAAAAGCTAGTAGTAAGCACTAGTTATGATTCAAAAAGTATGGCCAGTACAAAGGCGGCTACTGAAAAGCTTTATTCTGATATGTCTAAGTCAATTGACTCGTATTACAAAAATAAAGAATCTAAATCAAAAAAAGATTTGGATAATTTGGTTAAGCAGGGGGTCATGACTCAAAAGCAAGCCAACGACGCATTAAAGAAGCAAACTACTGCCGATCAGAAAGAACGTACTACAAAACAGAATGCACTCAAACAAATGCAAAAAGATCAAACTAATTATTATGCGCAGGTTCAGAATATTCAAAATGGCGGAACGAAGAAACTTCAACAAATCGCCCAAAAGTATGGCGTTAATTCCGAAAAATACGAAAAAGAAAAAAACAAAGAGCTTCAAAAAGCCCATAAAGATTTCGTAAATACGTATGTTAAAGATGAAAACGGGCTTAACACCAAAGTTAAAAAAGACGTTAGCAAGGGCGCCAAGGAACAAAAATCGATATATGATCAGTTAATTAAAGACAAAGGCAAGCTTAATGCTAGTGATCTTAAATCTACGCAGAAGCACGCTAATGATCTGTACAAGACGTCTGTGACGTCAGCTCGAAAAACTCGTGATGATGTAAAAGATGCGGCAGATGATCAGTATCACAAAACCGTTGCCACAGCAAGAAAAGAGTGGAAAGAGAAAGGTACTATTACGTATGCACAGTATAAAGAGGTTAAACATAATGCTGAACAGCAACGTACTGATACAAAAAATGCGGCAGATGATCAATATCACGGAGTAACAAAAAGCGCACATGATCAGCACACCAAAGTTACATCCGAAATCACTCAACAGAAAAAAGATGTAAAAAAGCAGGCCGACGAACAGGCCACCGACCACGTAAACGCTGCTCAAGGTGAAATGACTGAGGTTAATGGTCAATATAGTGGCGGTTTTGATTCCATGCGTGGCATTTGGAACGGAATTGCCTCAGGTCTAAATAGCGTACTTAACGCACTCCACAAAGGTTGGGGTAAAATTCCAAAGATTGGTAAACATGCACGTGGGGCATCAGGACTATCTACTAGCGAAATTGCACTTGTTGGTGAAGAAGGATTTGAACTTGCTCATAATCCTAATCGTGGAATATTTGCGTTAGGAACAAATGGGCCAGAAATTCGTCATTTGGATGCTGGCACATCCATTTTGCCACATGCACTGTCTCAACAGTTTCTGTCTATGACACATGGATTGCCTGCATACAAGGACGGTAAATCTGGAACTATCACACAGGCATATAGCTGGTTGAAGGACAAGCTGGATGATGTTATGTCCTTTGTCTCTGACGGTGCGGACAAAGCGTTTGATTTTGTTGCCGATAAATTGGGCTTAAGAGGATTTTTATCCAAGTATGATGCTGCTCAACATGATCTGATGCAGGGTGCCAGTGATTCAACTAGAAAAGGTTTCATTGACTATTTGAAAGAGAAATTTGATAAGTATTCTGAAGAAAGTACTGAAATGAATGCTAATGGTACGAGTGCAAAGGCCACTGGAAGTCATTTAAATTGGTTAAAGCAAGCGGGTGTACCTGATTCGTGGACCAGTGCGATGGCGTGGCTAATTAATGCCGAATCTGGATGGAATCCACATGCTCGCAACGGATCGTCAGGTGCTTATGGTATTCCACAATCTTTACCTGCCAGCAAGCTGGCTAGTGCTGGTAAAGACTGGCGAGATAATCCAATTACGCAGATTAAATGGATGGTCAATTACATTAAGGGCCGGTATGGAACCGCTATGGCTGCCGAATCATTCCACAAACGGGTTGGTTGGTACAACGACGGTGGGTGGAGCATTCCCGGTAATTTAAATATTTTCGGTGAAGACATTACTCAGCCAGAATTGGCAATTAACCCTGCACGGAACACCGCAGATGAACATATCTTGCAGGCGATCCAAGCACGTGCGGCCAAAGCACCGAACAGCACCACAGCTCAACTGGCTCAGGTGATCGAAAATGCTAAGGACTCAGGCCAAGTTGCTCCAATCTGGGGCCAGCGGGCATCACAGAACATCAAAGTGGCCACTGGTGACAACTCACACGATTACACAGGCCATCTGGACAACGTACTTAATAAGCTGGATACGATTGCTAACAAGTCGCTTGAAATCAACGGCCACAGCTTTTCAAAGACGTACGAGGCCTACGGGTCTGCACGTCGGGTACAGCGCACACAACAAGCACGGAGGGGGTTAGCTATTAATGTCAACATCTAAGAACTATGGATTCACATTTAACGGCCACCACTCTAGTGAGTTTGGTCTGAAAGTTCTCAACACTAAGTCGATGGTGTTGCCAGCTAAGACTAAGACTACTGTGCAGGTGCCGTATCAGAATGGACTGCTCGATCTAAGTGATCTGTATGGATCTAACACATTTGGCGAACGTACGATCACGTTCCCTTGTCGGTTAGACATTGGGTACAACGATCGGGACCGCTTGTACAACACGTGGACTAAGATCGTCAACTGGTTGATGAATCCCACGGGCAAGCGAGAACTTGACGATGACGTACAATCGGACTTCTTCTACAAGGCAGAAGTGCAGACGGCGCCCACAATTAGTGAGATGTCGTCTTTTTGTTACCTCACAATCGAGTTTCAAGCTTATCCGTACCGCTTCCACGAACGAGCTGACGATCTTTGGGATCCGTTCAACTTTGACTGGGATGTGGCTCAACGTACGACGATTGACGTCAGCGGAGTGTCGTACCTCAACTTGATTAATAACGGCGAAACTGCTGTGACATTAATGATAGAGGCGGATGGTGAACTTACACTCACCCTCAACGGGGACACATTCTCAGTGGCACAAGGTTCAACCAATAACGATGAGATCATGCTCAACCCGGGTGAGAATTCGCTTATGATAACGGGTAACGCTCACGTCACGTTTGACTGGTTTGAGGAGGTGATCTGATGGCAGGACATGGCTATCGGGTTACGATTCGGCAAGGTTGGGACGGTGAAGAGCATGTGATCCATTCTGAGCGAACTGACAAATTCAGATTGCTGATGTGTCAGGTCACGAAAGACGTGACCGCCTATGATTCGCTAGAAATTCAGATCACGCCGGATCAGCCACAGTACGCCAATTTCCATCAGTTTACGACGTTCGTTAAGGTCACACGTCCGGACCTCCAGAAGACTATCTTCGAAGGCCGCGTCATCACTCCTGATGATGAGATGGACACAGATGGGTCTATCTTCAACGATGTGATCTGTGAGGGACTAGAAGGATTTCTACATGACTCCGTTCAGCCGTTTGCTGAGTTTCACAACACGACGCCTAAGGATTTTCTCCAAGCTATGATCACCAATCACAACAATCAAGTAGACAGTTATAAACAGCTTAAGCTTGGGACTGTGACAGTGACCAATAGTACAGATAATGTGTACCGGTTCCTAGAGGACGATAAGGACACCTATGACAACATTACTGACAAGTTGATTGACTCGTTGGGTGGAGAGATTCGAGTACGTCATGAATCTGATGGCTTGTATCTGGACTATGAGCCCCAGATCGGTGGGCAGTCAGCTCAAAAGATTGAACTGGGAAAGAACCTGTTGTCATTACAACGAGCGATCGATGCATCGACTTTCTATACCGCACTCAAACCTTTGGGGGCGACTCAAGAACCAGACACGACAGATGACAGCACGGACTCTACGGACGTGTCCTATCCTCGATTGACAATCGGTGGTGATGGCTTGATCCGTAACGAAGCGCTGATTGCTAAGTTTGGCCTGATCATTAAGGCTAATGACTGGGATGATGTAACCACGCAAGCAGATCTTAAGACTAAAGGTCAGGCCATGATGGACGCCCAGAAGAATCTTAAAACACAGATCCAGCTCACGTATGTGGATTTGAGTCACATCAACAAGGATTTGGACTCATTTAACAACGGGGATACTGTTCAGTTTATTAGTCAGATCCAAGGAATCGATCTAATCGAACGGATTACTGGCATGGTGATCGACTGTGTGGATATTGCTTCGTCAACCATGACGATTGGTGAAGACGATATGAATCAATCATCGTATGAGGCTATGAACCTTGCTCAGGCTAACGCGGCCAACAAGACACTGGCTAAGATGATTGACGCTCAAGCTCAACAGCTGGCCGAGATTAAGTCCAACAGCAACACCCAATATGAGGAGTTAGTTAAGAAGAATGCTGAGTTACAAGCAGCTATTGAACAGCTTGAAGGTAAGACCAGTGCAGACGGTTCAATCATCGATATTAGCGAGTTCCAGTACACGATTGACTGGGATGCCTTGGTGAACGCAGGTGTGGCATTGGCTGCAATCAGAATCCAGCACGGTACAAGCCATGAGGATCTGACGTACAAGACTAACGTGCCCGCTGCTATCCAGCGAGACATCAATTACGCGGTCTATGCCTACAATTCGGCCATTTCAACGGATGATGCGGCCACCGAGGCCACGAACTTCTACAATCGGTCCCAGGCCGTGATTGGTTCTGGCAAACAGCCACGATTCTGGATGATCGACGTTGAAGAGAAGACTATGAGCGACATGCGAGCCTGCATCACGTCGTATATGGACACGCTCAACTCACTGGGTGTCCCTGATGACAAGATTGTGCTCTACATCGCCAATCAACTGTATGACTCATTCAACCTCGACGTGTCGCGCGCCGGGGCTATTTGGATTCCGTCATACGGTCAGAATGATGGGACAGTCGCAGGAAGTGACAAGCCTGATCATCCATATGACTTGTGGCAATACACAAGTAAGGGACACATTGCAGGGATTACACAAAACACAGTGGATTTGAGCACCGATCCTAGTGCCCGATTTAAAGAAAACTATCTTGATTGAGAGGAGGTAGAAAATGGCAACAGTTAGTGGGTCAGTTAACTATGAAGATTCAACGCCGATTCCTGAGCAACAGGAGTACACACCAAGCAACATCCAGCCGATTGCGATTGAGTTAGCTAAGTTCATTCGGACCAAGATGTATGGTGCTGATGTACGCGAGTCGTTAGCTCGATGGATTGAGATCATGCTGGCAGTGCAGACGTACATCAATGAGGACGAGACGGCGTTCAAGGTTAAGATCCAGAATCGGCAAGAGGGCGTGGAAGATCGTCAAACTCAAGTCGAGCAGAAGATGAGTGACGTTCTTGACCAATTCAAGGCTGTCATTGCAAACAGCACTAAAGACAGTGAAGTAATTCTGGCTCGTGATTCGGTGCGATATGGAGATTTTTCAACTCTTGATGATCGACTTGAATGGATTGAAGGGGAAATGGCGCATTACGTGCCAACTGGTTTTAACGTCACAATCAAGCACGGCCAGAACCGACAGCCTAAAGTTGTCGTGCACTATTATGAGTATGCGATTGGAACCGAGACGGACGGCTTTGGCACAGGACCTTATGGACTGGGTGAGTCAGCTGTACAGACGATTACTTGCAAAGTGGATTATCCAGATGACGACACGTGTATTGTACATCTGCCAATTGCATTTGCACTTACAGGTGTTGTCACCTACAAGGACGGTTACTGGTATCTGATCGATGGGTGCAAGACGCTTAGATTTGATCTGGGCGATGATATTGACGATGCCAAAGCAACATCCGGCAACGGCAGCAATCAAACGTCAACAGACTCAAGCGGCGCCGGTGATAATTCTGGCACAGGAACAGATACCGATGATACAGCAATTCCGGAAGTTAGAAATTTAAAAGTGACATCAGTTGATGACACAACAGATCAATTAGATTGGGAAACGGAGTAAATAATTAATGGCAATTTCATACAATATCTATCAAAAAGAAGGAGACGCGACCGACTGGACTAAGTTAGGCACGGCAACGGAAAAGACCTATACCGTTAACAACTTAAAGCCTAAGACGGAATATACTTTTGCCGTCACGGCCACAAACGGATTGCGCGAAGGCGACAAGACGGCGGTTGTTACTGTTACAACCACTAACATTGCAACGACTGCCGTAACTCTTGCAGTTGATACTAAGTCGCTAGAAGTCGGCGGGACAGCTAAGGCCAGCGTTACGATCACGCCAGCCGACGAAACCGATGGGTCAGCGTCCTATACGTCAGATACACCAGCAGTTGCAACGGTTGACGCAAGCACTGGTGCAATCAAGGCGGTTGCAGAAGGCAAAGCAAATATTACGGCTAAGGTTGGGACTATTACGTCCGCAGCTATTTCGGTCACGGTATACGCGGCACTGGTTACTGTAACTAAATTAGCGGCGTCTGGGACTACCCCAACAGGTACCACACTAACGTGGTCATAAAGAGGTGACAACCGATGGCTATTAGTTACAAGATTTATAACGGCACAACACTATTGGCAACAATAGCCACCAAGTCGTACACGGTTACGGGGTTAAGCCCGGCAACATCGTACACACTTGATGTTGTACCAAACAACGGTTTGCGAGACGGTACAAAAGCCAGCGTTACGTTTAAAACGCGCGGCGTGCAGCTTATTATTCCCGAAACGTTAACAGCTGGCGCGACCGTAAGTTTGCGTTACCAAGAATATTCGTTGGGACTGGTTGCAATTGGATCGGAGCCGTCGGGTATGTTTGGTGGCGGTAACCAAAAAACATTAGCGGCCACGGTTATTAGTTCAAGCGGTGGCAGTTCAGTTGTTGAATTAACTACCAGTGATACCAGTTTCGCAGATCAAACCGCACTAACAATGCAAGCAGATGGCACATATGCCGCATTTAACGGCTATCACGCCATCTATTTTGGTGGTGGGGGGGTAACACCAACCTGATCAATCATGATGGTGAGTTGGCCCACACCGTGCTCAATGTGTATGGAGATCAAATTACTTATGAAGATGGTAGTTTAATGGCCAATAAAATTAAAGTGGTCGAAGGTGAAGTATTGCATTTTCATGCTGAAAACTACAGTTCTTCAAGGTTGTTCCGGTTCAACACTTATGACAGCGACGGAAATTATATTAGTCATTTATATTTTAGCAGCGACCAAGATTGGATGGTTCCAGATGGAACTTATTATATTTGGGTCAGCTATCCTAACGTCGGTGACGTCAGCTTAACAATTAAAGCAGACTATTAAAAAAGGAGATTTTTAAATGGCATTAACATCTATTACGACGGGCATGGAAAAAGGCCCGGAAGCGATTGACGCAAATTTTAAAACACTAGGACAAGTGGGGGATTTAAAGTGTGTTGCAATGTCAACAGTTTCAACGGTGCTCAACGGGCTTACCCAATCTGGTGACGGTCCTTGCTCGTTCGAAATTGTTGACCCGATTAATCGCATTGCGAAGATTTCTTTTGAAATGTCGGTTAATTGGCCTAAAGATCAACAGAAAGCGGGAGGGGTGGCCGCATATGGTACTCAAGATGTTTTCCAATTTAGCAGTTCGTTTTTTAAGTCAGTCGTACCACACACACCATTAACAGGAAAATACAACTTTAATGGGTGGGGAAATTGTAACATTCTGACTTATATCCACGATCATACTGTTGGTTTTTCGGCAAATAACGGGCAAGGCTTAGATACCGGTGGTGGTGCTGGTGTTGCGGGCTCGTTCTTAGCGTACTACTAATTAGAAAGGGAATAAATAAATGCAAATTGAAGTTAACGAAAAAAATGAAATTCAGTTTTACGCATTAAGTGGAAAACTTAACAACGGAATTGAAATTGATCAGTCAATCGTACCCACTGGATTTACTGTCGGAAATTTTAAGCCTGGTTACTATTTGTACTCAAATGGTGCAATTGTAGTTAATCCAAACTATGTTGCACCAGTTTTGCCAACCGGCCCTGGATTATCTGATGTTGATAAGGCAGTCGCAACACTAACATTGCAACTTGCACAGAATAAGGCCAATCAAGATAAAGTTAACGCACAACTATTACTAGCAACGGCACAGCAAACAGCAAAGGAGACAGCATAAAATGAAAGATTTAGTAGAAAAGTATTACAAACAAGGTCAATATACAGCCGACGATATGAAAGTATTTGTAAGAGCAACGTATATTACTGCAGATGATTTTAAAACACTTACAGGAACGGACTACGCGGCCTAGTCCTTTTTATTTTGGAGAAAAGAAGTGATGAAATTTGGGCCCACATTATTTTTTCGGTCTTGCTTGGTCTGAAGTTGGGACAATTATTGGCATTATTGTAGTGCTGATTGGTTTATTTATGTGGCTTAGTCGGATTGCAATCACACAACCGATGGAAGTCTCTATTCGTTCATTGATGGACACCATTGACCGGCTCACGAAAAACATTGAGCGTCTTGGAACACGTTATGACGAATTAGATAAACGCCTCGATGCTCAAGATATTCAATTGACCAAGCACAGTAAAGATATTAAAGAACTATATGATCGGACTGAAAGGAAGTAACTGGAATGGATTTAAACAGTTTAAATTTGGGAACGTCGGGTGAAGTAGCAGCCATTGTGGCTGTTGTTGGCCTGATCACCCAAGTACTCAAAAAATGGACAAGCCTAGATAGTAAGTATCTGCCGTGGTTGTCTGCCATCCTGGGCGCTATTGGTGGCTTAGCCGTCTTCGGTTACTTTGGTGACACCAACTATCTTAATGGCGCACTACTAGGCTTGTTGGCAGGTGGCGCAACCAGTGGGCTGTTTGACGGGCTACAGCCAGCCGTTAAGGCAGTGGCCACAACACTACAAGCCAGTAAAGATGCCAAAACAGTTCAAGCGCAAACCGCACAGGAGCAGGGTGTGAGTCAGGCGGTGACTGAATACCTCAAAGAACATCCAGAAGCTTTGCTTGCGGCGGCCGCAAGCATTACAAAGAAAGCAGGTGAAACAGCAGATGACGGATCACAGACTCAAGAAGCAACACAAACTACTCAATCACAAGCTAACTAAGACAGCTGTCGCAACCGCGGCGGCTTTTTTAGTGGGCCCAATTCTGGCGCCGGTTACTGCACACGCCTATACGATTGACCAAACGTATGCACTAGGGGCCAACGGCGGCAAACATGTTCGGACGGCCAACAACTATATTGTGGCGCATGATGTTGGCACCGATTCAAGTGCGATCAACAACGCACAGTTTGAGCACCGTACCTGGTCATCCAATCAGGCATATGTCACGTATATCGTCGGTGACGGCGGCCACGTTTACCAAATTGGGACACCTGGTCAAGTAGCCTGGGGTGCCGGTTCGTATGCGAACGCAAATTCACCGGTGCAGGTTGAGCTGGCCCACACGTCCAACGCCGTCCAATTCAAGACGGACTATGCGACGTACGTAGCCTTACTGCGTAACAGTGCCAAGGCGTATGGTCTGCCGGTTCGACTGGACCAAGGACGTGGGATCATCACTCATCTTTATGTTACTCAGCACTGGTGGGGCGATCATCAAGACCCATACGGTTATCTTGCACGCTGGGGTATCAGCAAGACTCAATTTGCGCATGATATTGCCTATGGTGTGACTACAAGTGGGGTCAACTCGACTCAGCAAGCCGTCACAGGCACCACACAGACCACGACGACTCAATCGAGTTCACGGATCAGTGTGGACGGCTACTGGGGGCCAGCAACCACTCGCAAGCTCCAGGCAATGTATGGCACCCCTCAAGACGGGATCATTAGCGGACAGTATCGGAATGCGGTAACTAATCGCATGACTGGCGTCCACTATGGGTCACAGGGATCGATGGTGGTACGTACCATGCAACGGCGACTCGGTGTGCGTGTTGATGGCTATCTTGGACCGCAGACAATCCGGGCTATGCAGAGACGTCTTGGGACACCTCAAGACGGTGCCCTTAGCAATCCGTCCATGGTCATCAAGGCTATGCAAGCCAAGCTAAATGCAGGCGTACGGCCATTTTAATGAGCTTAAACGAGCCTGCATTGTTTATTGTAAAATTGCCAATATTACAATAAAGAGCACTGGAAACACAATTGAATATGTTAAAAAGCCCAATTCTTGTGTTTTAACTGGTAAATTCTACCGGTTAGTTGCATGAATTGGGCTTTTTTATTTTACATAAATTGATTCAATTTCGTCTAACTGATGCTAAATTCTAATTTATTCCATAGAGAATTGTATCTACATCTTAGTTTATACAGGTACAATTCTTATACCATAGGAATCCTAACTATTACTATTTTTTACTAAGCTTCGCTTATCACTTAAATAGCACCATCCTCCGAATACTAGGGTCCAAATGATTGCTCCAATAGCACCTACACTATCACCTGGGACGAAGAATAAACTAATAAAGATGGCTAAGAAGAATAATATTGTTAATGGACTTGTGATACTGTAACCAGGCATTTTAAATCCATTATCTAAAAAGTCGTTTGATACCCGATATTTTCTGTGAGCTAGCATAGTCATTGTATAAACCACTAAATACATATCACTGGAAATAGCAGTTACAATATTAAATGAAGCGACAAGACCATGAGACAAGCTTAAAATAGGAGTAATAAAAACTAATCCAGCTGAAAATAGAATTGCTATAGCTGGAACGCCATTTTTAGAAATAACACCTAGTTTTTTCTTAATCATAGATGTTGCCGAAGCTTCCTCAGCTATTTGGTATAGATGCCGTCCTGCCGAAAAAATGACACTGTTTAAAGCAGATGAAGCAGAGGTTAACACTACAAAATTAATTACCGCAGCGGCAGCAGGCAATCCGGCTAATTTAAAGACTTCAACAAAAGGACTCTGATCAGGTGTAATTGATTTCCAAGGAATGATACTCATAATTACAATAAGAGCTCCAAGGTAAAAGATCAGAATTCGGAGTAAGGTCTCATTAACGGCCTTTTTAATAATAACTTGTGGGGATTTGGCTTCACCAATTGTGATACTGACAAATTCAATACCCTGGAAGGCGAAGAAAACCATTGGAAAGGCAGAAATAAAATTAATAGAACCTTTTGGAAACATTTGAAAATTATGTGAAAGATTTCCAAATGAAGAAGTTCCCATAGGTGTTTTGAAAGCGACTAGAGCCATGTAAACTCCAACAATTATCATCGAAATTATGGCTACGATTTTAATCATGGCGAACCAAAATTCTGCTTCGCCAAAAAGTCTGGCAGCAATTAGATTTACGGATGTAAGAACTACTAAAAAAATAACTTCAATTAACCATGCAGGGACACCAGGTAGCCAGTACTGGACATATGTAGCAATGGCGGTTAGTTCGGCCATTCCAACAAACACAAGCCCTACCCAGTAGGTTATACCCGCAAACTTACCAGCTCCGTTACCAAGATATTTAGAGATGAAAGAAACGAATGTATGCTGCGATGGATCAGAAAAAAACATTTCACCAATTGCACGCATCATGAAAAAGAAAAATAGGCCTAAAACACAATAGACTACTAAAATAGATGGACCAGTCTTGCTAATAGTGCTCCCAGAACCTAAAAATAACCCTGTACCAATGGTACCACCAATTGCAATAAGTTGAACGTGGCGGTTACTTAATGCACGCATCGTACCATCTGGATTTTTTACTATGCCTTTGCTCTCTTTGATAAGAAAAACCCCCTCTTGAAAAAGCAATTATGAAGATGTATTTAATTATCAGGTATAAAGTCAAAAAACAGTATAGGCACTATGAACAATAATATTTAATTAATTGTGCACAATATGTTAGTGTAGAAATCAAATACTATTTAAAGCAAAAAAGAATAATTGGTTTCTCTAAAAAAGTGGTTCATCCGAGCAACTTACTAAAATATACACATTACCAAGAGTGTATGCTTAATATATGTGGATATGTTCTGTTCATACAGGAAAATCATGTGTTTTTTACAATAGAAAGTAATAGAAACGCACATTCATTTAACCTCGTCTAATTGATGTTGAGAATGCTACAAACCATAAATAGGCATTTCTCAAACTGTCATATTTGTCGCTCCGAAACTTATATTCTTCAAACCAGTGTTCTACCGTAAAATCTTTCTGGATAATGCGGTGGGTGCCTTCTGGTTTTTTTATGATTGTTAGTCGGTAAACGTACATAGAATCATCTCCCAATTAATACATACGCAATTTTGTGGGCATGCCCACGAAATGCCCACAAAAAATAAATACAATAAAGTACGATATACATAGTTGGCTATATAATAGAAGAAACCGAATCCTGATTTAATAATAATTCGTTTATGAAAGAAAATATGGTATGAAATGTAGAGCAGAAAACCACCTACCCAGAAATCTAAA